CAGGTTGTATTACCACACCTCTACACGGAGTAGGTGAAAATGAGGAAAATATCGAAAAATCTCAGTTTTCCGTTGACGCAAGACACGGATCGTGGGATACTACCTTTGTCGGATGTACCGACATCAGGGAGTCACCCCATGACACATACCGCTACCCCCCAGCAGCAGGCGTTCATCACCGCCCTCGTCACCACCACCTCGAACATCGCGCTCGTCGCGCGTGCGGGGACGGGGAAGACCTCGACCATCCTCATGGCGGTCGATGAATATCACCGCGCGCACCCATCGCATGAGATCACGATCTGCGCCTTCAATCGTGCCATCGCCATCGAGATCAAGGAAAAGCTCGACGCGAAGGGATACGATTGGCGCAAGGTGCAAGGCACGACCATCCATGCGATGGGGTTCGGCCTTGTCAAGTTCGTGTTCAAGCCGAAGGTTGACGCGCACAAGGTGCGCGACCTGGTCGACGCGCGCAACGAGCCTGTGTTCAAGACGTATCGCGCGCAGATCATCGATCTCGTGCGCTATGCGAAGGGCGCGGGTTTCGGGTTCTTCACCGACAAGCAGATCAATAACAATGCGGCGTGGTATGACCTCGCCGACCATTTCGACGTGAACGGCTTTGACGACACCAGCGAGATGGATGACGTGGTCGCAGCGGCGCAGCACATCTACCGCGCGTCGCTGTCGCAGACCGACGTTATCGATTATGACGACATGATCTTGTTCCCGTTGGTCAAGAACCTGCGCGTCAAATTCCAGCGCGATCTCGTCATCATCGATGAGTATCAGGATACCTCACCTGCACGTCAGGCGCTCGCGCGCAAGTTCGTGAAGGCGTCAGGACGCATGATTGCAGTCGGCGATGACAGGCAGGCGATCTATGGTTTCACAGGCGCAGATGCTGATGCGCTGCCGCGTTTCATCACGGCGCACAATGCGATCCAGCTGCCCCTCACTGTGACTTGGCGTTGCCCGCGTGCAGTCGTCGCTGAGGCGCAACGCCTCGTGCCCGACATCCAAGCCGCGTCGGATCGCGAAGGCAGCGTCACGAGCGTTGACACCCTCCCCGAGGAGCTGCGCGCGGATGATGTCATCCTGTGTCGCAACACCGCCCCGCTGATCACCATCGCATACTCACTGATCCGCCGCGGCGTTGCGTGCAAGGTCGAAGGTCGCGCGATTGGCGAAGGCCTGCTGAAGCTCGTCAATCGTTGGAAGGTGACGACCATCGGTGCGTTCCGCAACAAACTCGATGATTATCGTGCCCGCGAGGTGCAGAAGGCACAGGCGAAGGGCAACGAGGCGAAGGTCGAAGAAGTCAATGATCGTTGCGACACCCTCGTTGAAATCTGCAACGGATGCAACGCGCGCAAGGAGTACGCGATTGACGACCTGCGCAACGCCATCAACACGCTGTTCGGCGACGACGTTACGGGCGTTCTGACCTTGGCAACGTATCATCGCAGCAAAGGTCGCGAATGGCCGCGCGTGTTCCTGTTCGAGCACAAGACCCGTTGCCCATCGCGTGCCGCACGTCAGGCATGGCAGCTGCAACAGGAAGACAACCTCGCCTATGTGGCGATCACCCGCGCCAAGGAATGCCTCACATATGTGGGGCATTGAGGCGCACAACGAAGGAGGATGATATGAGCAGATACAACGTCAACTCGACTAACATCATGTACACCGGCACGCCTGACGGCACGGAGGTTTCATACATCCGTACGGGGGCGGGCGGCACTGCCTTCGTCGGCCCCGACGCGGTTGCGCTGCACAGCGCGTTGACGCTTCGCCATGCGTTGCTGCTGTTCGCGCGTGCAGGCATACGCCCCAACGCGCACGTCGGCCCCAAGCGCATGCTCGAGCTGGCAACGGGATACACCGGCAAGGCATACAAACTCGGCAATGCCGGCTACGTGCAAGCCGCGGACGATCTCAAGGTGTGGTGCGACGCCATGAACGCCGCCCTGCCTCACGAGACAACGGAATAAGTCAATAGGGAAAATCTTGTGTCGGGACAGCGATTTCTCCTGACACAAGACTCGCCATTTCTTATACTTCCATTGTTGATCGAAACACCCAACCAGGAGGCATGCCATGACAACGAAAACCAAAACCTTCACCCTCGCCGCTATCGCCCTCGAGCTCGAGGTGTCCCCGAAGGTCGCGCGTGCGCAGGCGCGTCGCGGCTTGTTCCCGATGAAGGCGTCAGCCCCGTGGGTGTTCGCGATGAAGGACAAGCGCAAGGTCGAGTCCCTCCTGCGCGCGAAGATCGATGAACGCGAAAGCGCCCGCGTCGAGGCATGAGGAGGCATCGATGAAAATCGGAGATCGCGTCATCGTCAAACGTCCTCAATCCCCGTTTCATGGGGAAAAGGGAACAATCATCGATGGGTTCAACGTGACACGCGTCAACGCTGTGTTCACGAAGGTCGGTCGTCGCTGGGACGTGAAGTTCGATAACGGAAACGTTCCCGGCATGTTTTGCGAGGAATATCTTCGCACAGTGCGTGACTGATTTCACGCAGCAAAAGGAGTACGCACCATGCGTATTGTCAAATTCCACCAAGTCAACGACGCCAGCTCGAATGATGACGAACTCGGCCCCGCTACGGTCGAGGTCGCAGCGCCCGCCCCGCGTGACGTATGGGTGAACGCTGACACGATCCGCAGCTTCAGCGCACGCAAGGGCTCCCTTGTGGGAACGCGCCTCGTTTTCGTCAACGGCATCGGCATGCCTGTGCAGGAGACGTGCGATGAGGTCGCGGCCGCCCTTAACACGCATTGACGAGGTACGCGCCTTCCTGCGGCAACACCGTGGGCAGGCGCGCCTCACCGCTACAGGCGCAGTGCGTCAACGTGGACGCACGAAGCCTATCACCCTCGCAGGAGGCAGGCATGACGACACCGACCATGACGAAGGAAGAGAAAGCACGTTACCGTGCCCTGACCCCAGGTCAAAGGATCATGGTCGATGACGGCATGCCCGTCGCCCTCATGTTCACACCTGAGGAACGACGTGAATGGTGGATCAAGCATCCGCCTGCCTCATCTGTGACCGTGCTCAACAGATACATTGATCCCCTGCGCGAAGCGCAAGCGGCGGTCAAGGAAGAACGCAAGCGCGAACGGTTCGCGCACCTACGTGAGACACGTCAACCTCGCCCTGCGTCCCCGCTCACGCTGATGCGTGCGCAGCTCGTGAGCCTTGCTGACGTGACGACTGACTACGGCATCGATCCTCGCGTGGCGCGTGCCCTGCTGCGCAAGGCAAACTTCCCCAAGCCCGCTTGGGGCTGGGCATTCAACGACGACCAACTGGCGCGCGTGCGCCTCATATTGGAGGAGAAAACAAATGGCAAAGAAAGCAACGACAAACAACGCTCAGCTCGAGGAGCTCAACGCCCTGCGGCGTCAGCTGCAAATGGTCCCGCTCAACAAAGCGCCGGAGGGCGATCTGTCGGAACGGATCGCAAAGCTCAAGCAACGCGTCGAGCGCGACCCAGTCGCACAGGCAAACGCAAAGGCGGCAAGCGACGCCGCGCCAGCTGAAGAGACGACGACGCCTGAAGAGACCCCGGCGAAGGTCATCAAGAAGGGCAAGGTGCCGGACGTGAAGAAGGCACCGAAGACTGTCAAAGGCACGAAGGTCAAGGTCGAGCCTGAGAACGACGCGTCGACCGTGCGCCTCGGCGACATCTGCAAGCGCCTCGAGCTCGACGCACGCCTCGCGCGCATCAAGCTGCGCAAGGCAGGCGACAAGGTGCCGGACACCGTCGGCGACAGCTGGCGCTGGGCAGCGAAAGACGTCTCCGCTGTGGAGGCGATCATCAACGCGACGAAGGGAGGTGATGCCACGTAATTACGCCTACCCCACGCGAGGCACGGGGGCGGACCCTTTCCCTGTGCCTCGCTCAGCAAAAGGAGGAGTAATATGGGCAACGGCTACAAAACGTACAGGTTCAAAAACAAAGACCCCGTCATCGACGAGCTGCGCACCATGGTGCAAGGCATCGCCGAAGTACGCGGCATCAGCGAGGTGCGCCTACGCAACAATATCGCCAACGACATTGGCATGAGCGAGGCTACCTTGTGGTCATGGTTCAACGGCCCCACCAAGCGCCCGCAATATGCGAGCGTCAAGGCAGTCGTGCGTGCCCTCGGCTACGAGCTGCAGATCGACAGCAAAGTCGTCAACCTGCGCACCCGCAGAGCCGCGTGATGATACGCGTGCATGGTGACATGCGCGTTGCCCTGCACGCGTTCATCTTCGCCTTCACCCTGATTTATTTCTTGTAATCAGATATACTCAACGAGACAGGAGCGACCAAAATGATCTTCAAAGCAATGACAACGACCGAACGCGACCGCATCAAGCAAGAGGTGTGGCGCTGGCGTTTCGCCCTCTTTCCCATGCGCCTGCAAAACGAGCACACGGCCATACGAGTATGGGGCTGGTACGAAGTACGCGGCAACAATGATTTCACCGACTATCGCATCGATGGTCAGATTTTCCATTACACCTTCAACCCGGAGCATTGACAATGTGGATATTCATGAACGACGCCTACTTCAGCATAGTGCACAAGGACTGCGCCCCCGACGAGCTCCTCGTGCGCGCCCGACGCAAGGGCGACATCGAGCGCGTGTTCAAAGTCAAATCATCCGATGTCACCAGCGTCGACCATGCCGACTATCAATATCGTGCTGTCTTCTTGCGCACATACGTCGCCGCTCGCCTGTCAGACTATTGCATCTTCGATATAAAATACCCCAACTTCAAAAACAGCGTCAAGGATTACGCCCTCGCGCGCATGTACTCGCACATATGGGAAATCGCCGGCGGAGCAAAGCGAATGATGTCGCTCACTAAACACATGGCCGATGCACAAGAATGGTGGAGGCGACGCAAATGAGCAATTGGGACAGGTCGAAGGAATGGCGTCCACGCGGCACCGGCAAAGTGCGCAAGACTAAACCCGATGATCCCGGCGCATGGCAAGCAGCACCTGCCCCGCGTGCAGTACAACGCGCCCCCACACTCGCTGACATGGTGTTGAGGGAAACGTATCGCCCTGAGTGGACACGATACGCCGACCCACGCGGAGAGGTGCGCGCGTTGCTAGCGTCAGCACGCAAATTCGTCCTCACTGACGACATGTCGACTTTCATGGCTGATCTCGCATATGCGTCGCTGCCATCGCATAACACTGAAGGCGTTGTGTACACAGACAAGACGGTGAACGAGCGCGCACATAATTTGCTCAATGGGATGCGCGCCATGGCACGTCTGCCGCATCGTGTCACCTGGATCGAGTTCAACGCTAAGGCAAAGGCAACGCGCGCTCGCGACGAATACAAGGCTGACCTCGACGTAGATCAAATCCCCGAGCGATGCGGGTGGTTGATCATGCAACACCCAACCCTAGAAACGGCATATCGAGCCGTAGCATTTTCGTCGCACACTTTCGACGAGCATGGCAGGTCGAGTTATCATCCCCAGCCGTGCATCTTCGCATATGCATGGCGAAGCGACGAGGGCCCGCCACCATGGCCAAAGCTCGAGGTGATCGACAAGGCGTATCGATTGCGCAACGAGGGTGATGATACGACAAGCATCCCTGTGCCTGCTGAGGCATGGCTCACAGGCATCCTCGACTACACCTGTGACTCAGTCACAACCTGTGAAGCGTTCACGCGCCGTGAGATTGTCGAGCTGTTTATGGAGCGTTCGCAATACGATCCATTGCAAGAGATGTCGAGCGACCTCCGCTACCTGTGGGCCTTGCTCGCTACGATTGATCGTCTGCCTACGTCCATGGCTGAGGTGCGTGCAAGCAAAGGTTTCGTCGCGAAAGGATCGTACAAGCGTTTCATGGATCATACGACCATCACGCTCAAGGTGCCGACAAAACACTATCGCAAAGTCGCGTCTTCGGCTATCGCGCCTTGCCGCCGCAAGCGTCACATGGTCAGGGGCCACTGGCGTCTTGATCGACATCATCCTATCGCTACCCTCTGTGATCATGTGTTCCAAGGCACGCCTGAGGGCCATGTCGAATGCACGATCTGCCATGGTCGACGTCTCTTCATCAAGGAGCACGAGCGCGGGGATGCATCGTTGGGCTTTGTGCTGCATGACTATGTGGTGACGCATGACTGAAATCTTGCTTATCATGTTTGTGGTCATGATCATGTTCACTTTGTTCGAGATCGCGTCGAAGTTGGGCAAGCTCCTCAAGGCTATTGATGGGTTGCGCAACGATGTCCGCAGGCGAAGAATTTAATTGTTGCATGACGCACGCTCGTGCTGCATGGTGTGTCCGCCGCCCCTCGTGACATGGTGATCCTGACACGCCATGGACTGGCAAAAGTTACGGCGCACAGAGACTGAGAACGAGGCTGTGCGTCACTTTTTCGAGGTACCATGAAGCATCATGAATTCTTGACACTCGCGCGACGCATCTGGGGTGATGGCCCTGGTTGGCAGACGCGTGCAGCCATGGCGTTGCACGTTGATCGCTCAACTGTCTCACGCTGGGCGAGTGGTGATGTTGAGGTGACAGGCCCTGCCATGGTGGCGATGCGCATGTTGGCAGGCGTAATGCCGTCTGCTAAGGTCGATCCACTACGAGACAAGAGGATGCGCACTGGGCACCATGGTGTGAGATCGTGAAACGATTTCTTGTTTTCAAGTATGATCGCCATGGCTGCGGTGGGGGCATGGGAGATTTTGTGGGCGATTACGATACGATGGATGAGTGCCTGGCGTTGCCCACCACACATGACTACATGGATATTCTCGACACAAAGACAGGGCAATTCAACGAGTATGAGCACAGACCGAGCGTGACATGGTCGACACTCGTGCATTGATGTCATGGTCGACAGGGCACGTTGACATCTCACATGGTTGAGGTTATGTGCTTTGATCTGGCAAAGGAAAATCAGGAAAAACCTGCTCCCCCATGAGGAATGAAAAGGGCAAGAAGATCACCCGTGCTAGCGTTGGCCTGCCCAAAGGCAAGTGGGGTGGGGCGCAGCCAACAGGCGGGTTGCGCAAAGGCCAGCTGAAGGAGCGCACGAAGATGTTGCGTCGCGTTGCTGACCATGCGCTACAAGGCGGCATCAAGCCAGTCGAAGCGCTTTTGCACAATATGCGTTGGTATTTCGCACGCGCCAACAACACCTGGGACGACTTTCTCAAAGAGCTCAACGAAAAAGGCCCCACAGACGAAGTCAAAGAGCTGATGAACGAGTCGCTCATGTATCGCGACAGGTCGCAATCGTGCGCTGTGGACGCAGCGCCTTACTTCCATCCTCGCTTGAGCGCCATCGCTGTGGGCATCACGAGCGACAAACGCTTCGAACTGCCGCCTGACCTCCCGCTCAACGAAGCGATGAGCCAGTACGAAGAAAATCTCCGCCGCTTTCCACGCCCAGACACACCCACCACTACCACCATAGAGCACGAGCCCAGTCTCAAGGACAAAAAAGATGGCAAATGAAGTCGAGCCTATGCTCCAATTCTTTGTCTATGATCACCTCAGAGGCGAATTGCAGAACATCTCGAAGCCTTTCTGTGATCTCGCTGGCTGGGTAGTCGCCATGGTGCCTCGCAACCCAGAGCGCACGGTCGTGTTGCGCAAGCTGCTCGAGGCCAAAGACTGTGCCGTGCGTGCCCACTTGTACAAGGATTGAAGGATGAACGAGACAGTTAATAAGATCCTTGCCTTGCTCGACATTCATGGCTTCGTCTGGGTCACCTCTAGAGAGAAGCTGCGCGAAGAGCTAGAGAAGATCCTCGCGGAGTATCCAACATGCCCATCAAACGAATAAGCGACGAGGATGTCATGAAGCGCCCACAAGGCAAGAAGTCACGCAAAGGCATTGCACCTCATAAAACTGTGAAAGTGCCAACGCCCAGCGGCGGGCAACGCGAAATCGTCAACCCAGCACAACCCCCGACGTCTTCGCCAACAGCCCCAGAGCCTAGCTCCAATCATCCTGTGATACATCCTCCCTTTGTCGAACCACAGAACGAGAAATAACGTGGCTGAGTCGTGGTCAGAAGCCGAGGATGGCGAGAAGGTCGAGGGTCGCGTGCGTATGCGCGTGGGCCTAAAGAAGTGGCTCCCTCTTCTCATCATCCTCGCCTTCATGCTCATCCATGCCTTTGGCTACACCTCATGGTGGTGGCTATTCCTCGAAGTGCCTGCAGTCGTGTTCTGTCCTTTCTTGTGGTGGATGCAAAATGATGAGGAGCCACGTCCTTATCCTGGCATGTATCCTGGTCGTCCCGAGTGGCAGCGCATGGTCCTATGGTACATTCGCAACCCCCTGCAGAACTTCGGCAAGTACGTTGTTGGGGTATACGACCGCAACTACACCGTGGTGGGCGACGCCCCAGTCCTTGCTACTGCATGGAATGACCTCCCTGATGGACGCACGGGCTTCAAAACAACGTGGCTCGAGCTCAAGTATGTCTCCTTGCCCTTCGTCTCGTATGTAGGCAAGCGCGTTATGTGGTACGCAGGCTGGCAGTGGTGGGGATTCTTCGGCCTGAAGTTCAACATCCTCAACTCCAAGATCCAGGTGGCATGATGACTGATAGCGACGACGACAGGGCCAGGGAATGGGCTGTGCATCTCAACATCGTGAGCGAGGCGTTTCGCCGCACGCAGTACGAGCCTGTGGACGACGCATTGCTCGAGCGTGCTGTGTTCTACTTGCTCGCCAACCAACGCAACATAGTCGTGCCCAAGGCTGGCCTGTGAACCAGCTGCTCTTCGCAGCTGCTATGTACTTTCTCTTCGTCACTCTCTTGACGCTGGCAATGTGGGGAGTGCTAGATGATCGCTGAGCTTATCGTCGCAACAACCTGGATCTCAGTCATGGCCCTCGCCGCCTGGTGGATCATGCGCGCTCATGCATAAAAAAGTGCGCATGTCAACGACATGAAGTGAATCGCGACAAAATTGGTATTACGGAATGAGCACGAAACTACTTTCGCCCAACTTGTTGATGCACAACGAAAAAATAATTCGCGGCTGGCAAACAACACCGCGCTTTATATTCGCGACATTAAAAAACGCGCAGACCTTGGTGTTAGCACGATTTCATGACGAGCATTAAAAGCTATGCACTTCCACACCTCAGACGCTTCGCTCATCCTTCTCTGTGAGAAGGCCCTCGCGGCGCGCCCTCACGGCGGCTACTTGATGTTTCGCTCGCGCCCTATCCTTGTCACGAGCGTGGACTATGAGAACGGCCACGTCAAGATTACCTACATCCCTGCGGAGTATCCGAAATGACAGACCTCGTCCTCGTGGCTAAGGCCCTCGACGCAGAGTATAAGCGAAGAATCGACTTTGCTCATCGTGCTGGGATGGCAGAGCAATTCCAGCGGCTCAACAAAGAATCGACTGTTGCCGAGGCCCTCTTTGTGGTGCGCGACTGCATTGTTGCAGGAATGGACGAAGAAGAACGCAAGCGATGGGCATCGCGATGATCAAGCTCGTGCAAATCACCGCCCCGCACTTCTGCGCAGGCGTTGTTCTGCTCGACAACAAGGTCATTGCTTACGCTCCAATACTCAAGTACATGAAGGGCTGGTCTTTGCGCATGGTAAGAAGCTATTGTGCTACGAAGATGTGGAAAGCCCTATGACGACGACCTATAGCTGGCCCTACTTCACGCGAGCCACCTGGTTCGCTCTCCCGTACGCGCTCAGGCGTCGCTGGTGGCAAGAGACAGAGTACGGCCGAAAACCCCCGAGCAAGGAATTGCTAGATGCTTGCACGCACGCCAACGTGGCCACCTGACTATCACGCTGTCATTGCGTGGCGCAACCAGCAGCTCCTCACATTCCAGGACAAACCTCACTTCGTAGTCGCAGCGCGTGAGCACTACAAGGATCATCCTGGGGACTTCATAAACCACTGGTGCATCACTTTCGATCCACGCAACGCGCTCATCGACCGTCCTGTGAAGATGCCCTTCGTGCTCTTCCCAAGACAAAACGAGATGGTCGAATTCCTGCACGATGTCCTGCGTGCCGAGACAGGAGGTCTCATCGAGAAGTGTCGCGATATGGGCGCGACCTGGCTGTGCTGTGCGTTCAGCGTCTGGCTGCTCCTCTTTCGCCCAGGCGCTAGCGTTGGCTGGGGCAGTCGCAAGGCTGATCTGGTCGACACCCTCGGAGATCCCGACTCGATCTTTGAGAAGATGCGCATGTTGATAAGAAATTTACCGCCTGAGTTCCTCCCCGTGGGCTTTGACTCGAAGAATCATATGACCTACATGAAAATCGTGAACCCCGAGAATGGTAGCTCAATCACAGGGGAGTCGGGAGACAATATCGGTCGTGGTGGGCGCAAGCTCATCTATTTCAAGGACGAATCTGCACATTATGAGCGTCCCGAGCTCATAGAAGCCGCGCTCACAGACAACACGCGGGTGCAGATAGACATCTCCAGCGTCAACGGCCTTAATAATGTATTTCACCGTCGGCGTGAAGCCGGACAGGACTGGCACCCCAAAAGCGAATTAACGCGCAACAAGACGCAAGTCTTTGTTATGGATTGGCGCGATCATCCTGAGAAAGATGAAGCATGGTACAACGCGCGAAGGGCGAAAGCGCAAGAGGAAGGCCTCCTACACCTGTTCGCACAGGAGGTTGACCGTGACTATTCTGCTGCTGTGGAAGGAACGATTATTCCTGCGGAATGGATTCGCTCTGCCATCGATGCTCATATCCTCCTTGGAAACCACGTCAAGGGCTGGCGTGATGGTGGCCACGCCGCTGCTCTCGACGTTGCAGACACTGGAGGAGACACCAATGCGCTGGCAGTCGTTGAAGGTGTTGTACTTGTACGCCTTGAAGAATGGGGCGAACGTGACACCGGCGCGACGGCTCGGCGTGCGATTGCAGCTGTGGCTTCTCTTGCGCCTGTATCGCTCCAGTATGATTGCATAGGCGTAGGCTCGGGCATCAAGTCCGAGGCCAATCGTCTCCGTGACGAGAAGGTTATGCCGCGCAAGGTCCGTCTCATCCCGTGGGACGCAGGCTCCTCGCCCCTCAGACCAGACCGTCGCGTGGTCGAAGGTGATCGCGACTCGCCGCTCAACAAAGATTTCTATCATAACCTCAAGGCCCAGGGCTGGTGGGAGCTGCGTCGGCGCTTCGAGCGCACGCACGCGATGGTCACCGCTTTCAAAGCGCAACAGCCCCTCCCGCGCTACAAGACGGACGATCTCGTGTCCCTCTCATCCTCCCTCCGTCTCCTGCGCAAGGCAGAAAAAGAACTCGCCCAAGTGCAGCGCAGGGCCCCAAGCGGCCGTATGAAACTCGTGGTCGACAAGACTCCTGAAGGGACTAAATCTCCCAACCTCGGCGACGCGATCATGATGGCCTTTCATCCAATGGTCGGCATCTACGACATATCTAACAAGTGGGTAGGGTGACCCAACCTCATTGACGATCCCCCTCCCATAGCTTAGACGATGCGCCGGCACGGAGCCAAACCATGAACGCGCCTATTCGCCGTTTCTTTCAAGACACGCTCGCCTCACTCATAAGCGGTCTGGGCGGCACAAAAGACAAGTCCACCCAGCTGTACCACGTCGTCAACGAGCTATCAAAAACTGAGCTCGACGCGATGTATCGCTCGGACTGGATCGCACGCAAGGTGATCAAGATCCCAGCCGAGGATGCCACCCGTGAGTGGAGATCGTGGCAAGCGACTAACGACCAGATCGAAGCCCTCGAGGCTGTCGAACGCGACCACCAGATTCGCCACAAGACGCGCTCGGCTCTGATCAAGCATCGCCTGTACGGAGGCGCAGCCTTCGTGCTGGGCATCGACGGCACAGGATCACCTGACCAAGAACTCGACCTCGAGCGCGTCAAGAAAGACTCTCTCAAGTTCGTCCATGTGTGCTCACGCTGGGACCTCTCTTCCAACGACGGGCTCGAAGACGATCTTATGTCTCCGTACTTCGGTCTGCCCAAGATGTACTCGCGCAACATCCGCAACGGGCCGCAGATTCGTATTCATCCGAGCCGTGTCATCTGTCTGCGCGGCGAAGAGCACCCTGACCCCAACATGTCCAGCGACGGCTGGGGAGACTCAGTCCTCCTCGGCGTGAGAGACGCAGTCCTGCAGGCGTCTACAATCAGCCAGTCCATCGCGACGCTCATGGAAGAGCTCAAGGTTGACTTCTTGCGCATCCAAGGACTTACCGAGCAGCTCGGCGACGAAGAAGCCACGCAGAAGCTGACGACGCGCTTGCAGTACGGCATGACGACGAAGTCTATGTTGAACTCCTTCGTCATGGACAAAGAAGACGAATGGGAACGCATCACGCAAAACTTCGCTGGCTTCCCTGACGTGATCAAAGTTTACATCTTGCTGGCCTCTGGCGCCGCGGACATTCCTGCCACAAGAATGGTGGGACAAGCCCCGGCGGGCATGAACGCGACCGGCGAGTCGGACATCAGGAACTACTACGACAAGATAGCAAGCTTCCAAGCTGACGAGCTCAGCGTCGCCATCGACAAGCTCGACGAGGTGCTGATACGCTCGGCTCTCGGCTCT